CTAAGCCGCAGTATGCTTAATTAGGGCCTCTTGCCTGTCGCGTTTTAATTGCCGATTTTCCTTTTCCCAAGCTTCCAATGTGCTAATCAGCCATTTATTTGGATTACCCTCAAAATCAGGCAGTGGGAAAGCTAAAGCGCCGGGTTCTTTAGATCGTTGTTTGCGCCACAAAGTAGTAGCGCTCCAGCCATACCTGGTGCAAACCTGATCTGTGGTAAGTACAGTACTTTGATTATTTACCATTATGCTGCTCCAGTCTTTTTGAAGAGGTCTGTAAGTTCGCCGGCCAAATCACTTTCTTTAGGTTGCATACCCAACAGCGCTGTTTGCACTTCCTGAGTAAATTTCTGTGACTGCTCTAACAGCTGCTGCAAAGTTCCGTAGGTGCGGAATACCCCAAGCTTCATAACTAAATTTATGCATGAAGCTACTTCTGGTTCTGGCGTGAACCTGGTTAAGTCGATACCAGTCATTTTATTAATGGTATCCAGCTTTTCACGAAGCTTTTGGTACTGTTCGGTTAAACGCTCAACCTCATAGTTGGCACTCTTCCTAATTTGGTCTGTCTGATCCTGAACTTGCTTTTGGACGATTGAATACACTTCGTCCTGATCAACAGCTCCAGCCCGACGAAGTAGGGCTGCAACAAAGGCACGGTCGACCGGCATTGGTTGAAGTGCTGGCGCTGCGACTACTTGAGTGATCTGGCCAGACTCTGAAACCTGATATTGCCCCCAAGTAGGTGGTAGTTCACCAGGCTTAATGATTCCGGCAGGCGTTATAATCCACCAGCGATCACAGTACTGTTGAATAGCTGCTGATTTCTCTGGTTTTTTCAGTTCACTTAACCAGTCCGAGCGACTGACTTTTATTTCAAAACCATGTACTTCCAGCCCGCGTGATGGCCACAGATTCATTGCAACAGCATCAGCATATCGGCGTTTACTGCCGCCAGTTCCATCTGCTACTTCAAAGAAAACAGCCCATTCCTGACCGGACCAGCGTTTGCGGATGGCTGCTTTTACATCTGCTGATTTCATGCTGCACCCGCCTTTTCCGTGAGTTCTTCAAGCCACTTATCAGCAACTTTGTTCAGGACGGTTTGGGCTAATACTCTGGCATACCAGTCGAACTGAGTTTTCAGCAGAGCTGGATCTTCGCCGCGCTGGTGCAGCATCATGGCGAAGTTGGCAATGTCTTCAAACGTGCCGGCGTTGGCTTTGCTTAAATGGATTATTAGCTGCTGAGCTAAGTGCTCTCCAGTTGAGCGCAGATCTTTATTATCCCAACCACTGCGGCCTTTGTCCCGAGCAGCAGCAAGTTTCAGTTTCATAGCCGCGGCAAAGTTGTCGACAGCGATATCGTCTGGATGAATAGTTGTTGTCATGCTGCTTGCTCCTGTTTACTGGTGCTCAGTTTTCTTCGCTTCATAGAAATGTCTGCCATGGTCACAGCCGCAGTCTTTAATTCAGCCGGCACTGTGCCCATACCCATTTTGTTGATCACTGCACCTTGAGCCCGGGTTATCAGCATCAGGTTTTCAATTGCCCAGTTCGTCCGGACATTATCTTTGAACCAAATGCGGTAACCTTTAGGGATAGGGCCGTTATGCTTCTCCCACTCAACAACGTGCTTCATGCGCCACTTATTGGGCATAGCCACCTTGATCATCACATAACCGTCTTTACTGCAGAGCCGCTCTGAACCCAAAGGCATGGTGTTAAGTGCCTGGCCTTTTTTGAATCTTGTTTCAGCGGACCTGCCACCAGCACACCAGCCTTTCATGCCAGAATTCCACGACTGCTGCCCTTTATCGAATCGGCCAGTCCTACCAGATTTAACATTGTGGTTTCTGGTAAATGAGCGGATCTGCTTGATGGTTTTATCAGTACCAAACTCTGAGTTGAATGCCGCGGTAAGCTCTACCAGAGATAATTCGGTATACTTTTGCTTGATGAATTCGGCCTGCTTATCGGTGAACGTTCGCAGCACACCCTTATTCAATTCGCCAGTCTTCCGGCCACAGGTGATTTTGTGGTTTTTGAGAGTGGCGCGAATTTGCTGCACTGTTTTGTCACTTCCAAATTTTTTATTGAAAGCCGCAGTAACTTCCGGCAAACCTTTCAGCTTGTATTGAGCCGCAATGAATTCCAGCATTTCTGGTGTGTATATGACGCGGCTCATGATTTCACCTCGAGCATTTCGTGAGTTCTCTTTACCAGGCCATCATCAAATGCTTTCTGTGCTTCCAGCACCAACTTACCGTTAAGGATCACTTCTCTTGCTACAAAGGTAACGGCTTTGCTTCGTTCAATTTCAGCAAGAAGCTTTTCGCCCTCGAGGCTTTCATCGGCCAGGCGTTCCAGTGCAGCAAATAGATGATTGTTTAAGTCAGTTAATTTGTTTTTCATGCCGCTTCTCCTGAATGCTGATACTGAACTTTGATTTTTCCGAGCTTGCCAAACACCTTGGCGAAGCCGTCGACATTTGGACCCATATAGGTGATCACACTGCCTTTGGTGCAGCCCTTAACCTTCTTGCCATCTGGCCCCACGTAATGCACCCGGGTACGAGGGAAGCACTGAGGGTAATCAAGCAGTGGTCGAAACCATGCCTCTGATGAATTGCAGAACGTTATGATCACAGCTTCTGTAACACGGCCAGCACAGTATTCGCCACATACTTTGTTGATCCAGACAAGGTTGCCAGGTATAGCTTCAGTGATGTGGTACCCACGGTTGACGCAGGTCTTCTTGCAGCACTTGGCTTTGCATGGCGCTTCGCCGCGGTGGAACGGGTGATTCATCCACACTCGGCCAAACCATTGCTTGCTTAGGCCATCGTTTTCTTTGGTGAATATCTGTTTAGCCTGGATCCAGTTGTTGGCGAACTCACAGCTGGCAGGGTCAAGGTCAATACCACCCATCAGCTCTTGAGCTGCATCAGTCCAAGTTTGCGGTGTGTAGTATTCAAAACCTTGCTCTGCGCTGGTCTGGTTTATAAGGCTTGCTCTGTTGATGCTCACTTCGCCACCTCCATAACTTCAATAGGCCAACCGACCCAGCTCACACAGCTACGGGATTCGATTAAAAGACCATCATTCACACGGCGGGTTACTATTTCTTCAGCGCAGTACTCGGCCTGTGTGGTTGCGGAGCGAGGGTAGACGGCGATCACTATCACCGCGGCGAATCCGGCAATACCGATGGCTGTTAATAGTTCAGGGCGTTTCATGGGCGGTTCTCCGCTTCGCAGTGAGGGCAAGTTGTATAGTTCTGCAACTCAGTGATGAAACGGCCACAGCCATGGCATCTGTATGTAGGCTTGGTGATCCGCTGGGGCTTTTTCAGCTTAAAACCACCAACTTTTGCACAGATATCCGGACGCACTAATTCAGCAGCAATTGTTAGCCTGGCTATATGTTCCATTTCTCCGGCATGATATGGGCGAAGATTGCTCTGTTTTGTGCAGCGCTGGCAGGCCGCTTCAGCTTCTAAGCGAATGGCCTGGTTTAAGTTGTAGGAGTTGCCTTTTTCACCGACAAACAAACAGTCGTTGCCGTCATATTCACCTTGTACCACCAGTACATAAAACTCCCCGTCGACGACTTCAACGGAACCAAGCATTTGCATATCAACGCGCTGCCTACCATTTGGAAATGCCAACTCGACAGGCACAGGTAAATCGGTTTCGCGTGAGTTGTGTTGGCGTAAAGCTATCTCGCGGTCAAATACTTCTGCATCACGTAAGTTTGTTGTATAGCCGCCAGCGTAGGCCCAAAACGAAGCGTTACTACCTGTGTTGCTTCTGGTGTCGCGTAATAAAAATCCGTCGCTCATGCTGCCACCTCGCCAAAAACGAAGGTGATTTGCTCAACCGTTACACCGTAAAAATCAGCCATCACTACGTTATTTTTTTCTCCAAATACTTTGTCTCTGGCGCAGTCGAGCAGCAGATCCAAAGTGGAGTCTTCATAACCACCTTCTGCCAGCTCTGACTGAATAATCGAATCGCAGAAGGTGTGCAGTGCATAGTCACTAGCCTTGCCATCCACAATGAAAACACGCTCATAAGTTTCACCTTTGGCGATTTCTTTACCGCAGAACTCGCATCTGTGAGGCTTCATTGCCTTTCTGGTGGTTTTTGTTGAAAAGTCGGTCATGCCCGCACCTCTCTAAAATTGTTATTTGTCTTTATTTCAACCAGCTGACCTTCCAACCGGAAATCAAACTTACGGTTTACTGTGACGGAGTTCATCCACGGATAACGGTCCAGAATCTTTCCCATCAGCCTGGTGCTATTAGATTGCTTGATGTGGCCTGTGTAGCTTGCAACCACAGAGCGGATATGCCGGATATCATCAGGCGTTGCTGTGATTGAATCAGGCGTAACGAACTGGCTTTCAAAGCTGGCCAGCGCATCCTGAAAGTGGGTGACTACACGGCGGCGTGTTTGTGTGTGGGTTGGTCTTACGACATAACCCAGAAAGTCGATACCGTCTGAAAGTGGGCGCAACTTGATATCCGGCTTTAACTTCAACCGTAATTGCTGGGCAATAAACTGCTCTATATCAGCCTGCCAGCTCTGCAGCTGTTCTTTGTCGTGGTAAATAAGCACAAAGTCATCCACATAACGCAGATAGCGCTTTGCTTTTAAAGTGTGCTTAACGAATTGGTCCAGCGCGTTCAGATACACGTTGGCGAAAAACTGTGAGCTCAGGTTGCCGATTGGTAAGCCGCAAGCTGGTGCTGAGTTCTCAAGGCGCTTATGCATTGGCACGATTGAGCGTTCTGCATCGCTGCACAGATATTTCACACCCTGTTGCAACGGGTGGTTTTTCAGCAAGGCATGAGTTGCATGCATCACCTGGTTAGATGCACCTGATTTAACCAGTTTCGTTTTTAACTGGCCCCACAGCGTCGGGCGATGGATTGAGTTAAAGAAATTATGAATATCCAGCTGCAGGTAAAAAGCAGTCGGCACCTGCCGGATAAACTGCTGCAAACGCTCCACCGCTTTGTGTGAGCCTTTGCCTTTTTGGTTTGCATAGCTGTCGAAGATAAATGCTGGCTGCCACAGTTTTTCTAACTGAGGCACTAACCAATGATGTACAACACGGTCTGAAAAGTCAGGTGCGTGAATCTCTCTGGCTTTTGGTCGAGCAGCAATAAAGCACGTACTTGGCTTTGGTAGCCACGAACAGTCGTTAATGCTGTGATGTAATTCCAGCAGGCCAATTGACCAGCTGGTATCGAAATGTAACTGGTTTGCGCTTGGTTTTTTGCCTTTACGGGCCTTAACCCACGCATCGTAAATTTGCTGGAGCGAAACGACTTGATTGCACTGACACTCACCGCCGCGAACGGCCCGCACACAGGCCTCGTTGTTGATGTCGTTGTTGTTGACATTGCCGTTGTTGAAATTGACCACCCAGCGGGCAGACTTGTTACCGTTAGCTTGAAGCTTCATTGCACATCCCCTTGGGTAGCACAATGTTGCCGATGTTTTGGCCCCGATTGAGAGGCGTAACGGTCACTCAGTATCTGAGCACGCTCCTGCTGTGACACAGCAGAATTCTGGCTCTTATCATGCAATGCGCGTTTCCACCCACCAGCACACCGGCCCAAATCATCAGCTGCACGAACAATAACTTCAAACTGATTGAAGCTTTTAAACGCATGCAGCTGCTTAGCCAGCTGAACAACTACTTTCAGTTCGTCAATCGCCCAAACCAATTCGTTTACCCAGTGAATTTGACGGCTACGGTCACGCCAGGCGCGGTTGCATAACTGAACAACCAGCATCACTGCTGTTCTCAAGTTAGCCCCGATCGCGTACTTGTTGTACCGGGCAAAACCCTTGACTGCGTTTTCAATAGCAACAGCCAGGCTTTCCGCCTTACGAGCAATTTCTGGTAATCCGTTTCTGTTAGCCGTCATAGCATTCACTCACAAATCAAAAAGACAAAAAGTTACTGACCGCCGCGAACGGCCCGCACACAGGCCTCGCCGTAGATGACGTCGCTGTTGACATTGCCGTTGTAGAAATGGACCACCCAGCGGGCAGACTCAGGACGTCTGGCCCACGGAGTACTTGTCCAATACCAGTCGCTTTCTGTATCCGGAAAAGCGTCTGTATCGATTGCAGGGTCGTATTTTGTGCGGTCGACAATGGTTTGCAGCTCGTCGACTGTAGGTAAACGCCAGCCTTCGCCTAATTCCGCTACTGCCTTTACCGCATCTTCAAAAGTGACATCACTTGCCACTGTGTTTTGGCTCCACACCAGACCTGTTAAGGTGTCTGTTACTGTTTTGCCGTCTTCGCTTTTAGTAAAACGTGACATTGGTTTTTCCTTCTGGGTTGGTTAAATCAAAAAACAGAAACTACTGACCGCCGCGAACGGCCCGCACACAGGCCCCGTTGCCGACGGCGCTGCCGTCGACAAGGCCGTCGTTGAAATAGACCACCCAGCGGGCAGACTCTTTGTTCCATGCGCATGGCGTTGACGTCCAGTACCAGGTGCTTTTGGTATCCGGATACTTATCTGTATCAATGCATGGGTCGTGGCGCTCTAAATCGACCAGCGTCAGCAGTTCTTCACGGGTAGGCAGGCGCCAGCCTTCGCCTAATTCAGCTACTGCCTTTTCAGCTTTTTCGAAGTTCACCTTCTCGCCGTCCAGTAGTGTTTTGCTCCACTCAAGGCCTGTGGCTGGCTCAAGTACTGTTGCAGTGTCAGTAGCGGCCTCAGTAGCTGCAGAACCGATAGCAGTTAAGTGAATGTTTAACGTTGCACCTTTGGCGCATGTGATATGTAAGTTCATAGCGTTTGACCTTTCAGTTGATAATCATTGCCCGGCAAAAACTGCACATAACGCTGCACGGTTTTGCTGCGACCTTTTTTGTCTTTCGATACGGCTGGTGCTTTGATAAACACGCTGCACCGGATGAAGCCCTGTTTCTCTGCCATGGCTATGTACTGTTCGCACGTAGCCGGCATGCTGTATTCGGGGCTGACGCGAATGGGGGGGGTAGACTCAAGCAGTTTTGCTAAAAGCTCTGCCTCTACCACTTCAACGGCCGGAACCTTGGTTTTACCCTTAGTATCAATGGCCTTTTTCTTCGCTTTACCGACAACAGCCAGAGCCTGCTTATGGGCCTTCTCTTTCACTTTTTTAGGGTCGACACCGAATACAGCGAACATGGTTAGGCCTCCGGTTTTAAGTTGGCCAGCAGGCTGGTAAGGGTTTGCTTGAACTGACCGGACATCAGAATAAAGTCAGCATCTAAGCGGCCAATGGCGTCATCCCAACCCAGTTCTTCGTTGTCGTTGCAAAGCAGGTCGTGGAATTTAATACCGGTTAAGCTGCCGTCATCGCGCACGGTGAAGCTGATTTTTTCGTCCTGCTCTAACTGCAGCTGAGTAACCAGTTTGTCTTGCAAGTGGCTTTGCACTTCGTCAGCAGATAACAGGTGGTTGATAAACTTGGCCTGAGCGCCTTCTTCATCTGGGGCTTTCAGTACGGCAGAACTACCTAGCGCAATACCAGCCGGCAACTCTTTACCCTGCAGCCAGAAGTGCATTTGTTGGTTTAACTGGTGATTGTCCAGCAGAGGCATTGCTGGCAGTGAACCAAAGGCCTTACGCAGCAGTGCCAGAAAATCTTCAGCTGTTGAAGCGCTGGCTGTGTCGACTATCAGCATGCTGGTGCTGCGGTCGTAGTACGCAGTGGTCACAGTCGACTTACTGAAAGCGCGTGGCAAAAGCGTCTGGATCAACTCTTCTTTTAAGGCCCGCTTTTCTTTACGGCTTAATGGCCGACCTTTCTCTTGCTCCATGGCTTCAACTTTCGGCGCCAGTTCTTCATTCACTACAGGGGCTGGCAACAGCTTTTCCTGCTTTTTAATGCTGAACACCATCAAATCACCCACCTGGTGGCAATACTCACCAGTGCCCGGGTGCATGGCAAAGCAAAAGCCCAGCTTTAACGCTTCCTGAGAAGTGCAGGGCGTAAACTTGAAAGCGGCTAGGGCCTGTTCAATTTGCTCAGCATCGGTAGCTAAGGCTTCGGTAATGGCGTACAGCCTGGCGTTTTTAAACCACATGGTTCTGCTCCTGTGTAGCGGCAGATAAGCCAACTCTTGCGCGGTGGTCTTTCAGCCAGTTAATAGTTTTAGGTGATGGCCTGTAAGTGCCTTCGTGTGCTAACAGCCAGCCTTTATCAGCAAGTTCGTTCACCTGGTAAACGGCCTGTGCATGACTGTGGAAAACCCCTGACCTCTTTATTGCACCGATGCTGATCACACTCTCGGCACCGATGCAGTGCTGGTCTATCAGGTGAAGCACTACCATTTGCTGCGTAGTCAATTCTAAAAATTCACCTACTGTGAACACTGAATTCGGGCATATCTGTGCTGTTTGAACTGCGCTCATGCACCACCTCTTAAGAACTGGTGAACGTTGGCCAGCGTGCTAGTTCGTACCACGGTGACGCCGTTCATGTTGTGATCGATGTGCAGAGCAAAGCGGCCATCAGAACCAATAGTGTTCATTTGGTCCATATAGGTGCGCTGGAACTCTATCGAAGGCAAGTAAGCTTTGATGCGGCGTAGCAGCCTGTGAGCTGATGCCAAAACGGCTGGATCTGTATTTAAATCCTCAGCAGTACTCATAAAGCAGCGGAAGCGCAGGCTTAACAAAAGCAGCTCTTCCATAGCGTGTTTGCGGCGGTGGGTGGTTTTTGTTAATACCGACATTTGTTAAACCCTCACTTGATTGTTAAAAGCAAAAAGGCAAAGAACTACTGACCGCCGCGAACGGCCCGCACACAGGCCTCGTCGCCGATGTCGTTGCCGTCGACACCGCCGTGGCCGAAAAGGACCACCCAGCGGGCAGACTCTTCGCCTGAATCTTCGTCCCATTTGCATGGTGTGCCGGTCCAGTACCAGGTGCTTTTGGTGTCAGGGAATAAATCTGTATTGATGGCGGGGCCAAGGCTGGTATCGTCAACCAGTGAAACCAGTTCAGCGCGGGTTGGCATGCGCCAGCCTTCGCCTAAAGCCTCAACTGCTTCAACAGCAGTTTTGTAATCCACTCTGCGGCCATCCAGTAAAGTAGGGCTCCACTCCAGAGTTTTGGCTGGTGTTGTCATGGTCACTGTTGCAAACGGTGCTGGTGCTTGTTCGGTTTGGGTGGTTTTTTCTAATGCAGTCATCTTATCGTCCTTTCAGTCATTTTTTGTCTTGTGTAAAATGACTATAATCATCTTTGTGTTGCTTGTAAACACAAAAAATGACAATATGCACTCTGAGGTTGCGCATATACATTTTGGTGGGTTGTTAAATGGTTTTTAAACGGGGTTTTCCACTTTAGTGGACTTTCATATTTTTCACATATAAAAAAATTATCGAAAGTTGGGACTTATAAGATGTGTTTAGTCGTGTTAGATTTGGTTCATCAACAATCTGTTATAGCGAATAATCAACTTGGAGTTGTCTATGAACATTTCGCAAACCGGAAGTAACTCAACTGGCGCAGTGTCAACTGGAGCCGTAGCTTTAAACTCAACCACTGATTTGGGCACAGAAGAACCTGTTGTTAGCAATGCTGATAAAGTGACATTGTCGGCTGAAGCTTTGGCTCTTTTACAGCAGGATGAAGAGTCTGACTCAGAAACTATGGGTAGTGGCTCTGGTGGTGTGCCTGATTTGCCAGTTAAGGAACCTGAAGCTCAAACTTTCGGTAGTGGTTCTGGCGGTGTGCCAGATTTACCTAAGTAAAGCAGGTCGAAGATATGTGGCCAGAGGGTTTCCTATCACTTGATTCAATGCAGTTAGCAGTAACTGCATTTTTCCTTCTGTTGTTTTACGCAGTGAAAATAGATGGTTCATCGACTGCATCACTATTTATTTGGGTGATGCATGATGTGAGTTGTCAGTTGTTGAATGGCACTATAATGGGTTTGGCAACAAGTTACCCTGATATTGGCTATGGGATCTGGTATGGCAGTTGGTCGCTTGCGGCGGCTGCCTCTATCTACTGCATTTATTATGCTCATTTGAAGTGGAATATGGTTCCAACCAGGCTTGCATTGTTTTTATCAGTTTCTCTAGTCACTGTTATTTTTTTGCAGTGTTTCGGCTTTTATCTAAGGGCTGTTTTGCACGACAGATCTTTAGATGTGGTCTACCAATACGGGATTATTACTATTTACGTCGCGGTAGTGCCGTTTGTGATTTTTGAGTTTTATTCTAAATATTTTAAAAACATACTTAAAACGAGGGAACTGTTTTGAATATCAACTTCATCTTTCTGTTGCTTATAATATCTATTGCCATATTTGCTGTTGTGGTTCATTTCAGAATGACTCAGATCAGCAAAGCAACGGCCAGCGAACCTGGCTCAGCTGTTAATCTGTATGCAAGGTACGAGTTGCTTATATTGCGCTGGGGTGAGATTCAGGACATGCCAAAAGATGTTAATCAGATCATTGCTTATGACTCATGGATAGACGACATGAATAGAGTGTTAAGCGAAAGAGCTGCAATACAAGTTCAAGAGGATGAGATCAGGATGTTGAGTTTATACAAGAACGTGGCCCGCCTCATCAGGAATGTAAGATAGACCATTCTTGTCCCTACTAGCTAGACTGCTTAACGAGTAGAGGATCTGTATGGCCTTTATTCTTCTTAAGTAGATAGCTGGAAAAATTCATTATCTGTTCGTACTGATCTGGTGATAAGTCGATAATTTTTAGCTGCTTAACGCCGTAAAGTATGTCATGTAAAAAACTTTTCAGCGCTGATTCAGATAATAGCGTTGCAGATACTTCAGAGTTATTTAAATTCTTGAAATAATTTGGAATGAAAAACATCCACATTTCTACATTGCTGCAACCTTCAAGCATCCTGGCAATACGAACCATTTGCTCAACTTTCTCAATTGTAGGGTTTGATTTAAGCTGCAAAACCCTGTTGAAATAGCTGTAGTCAAACTCTTCATTTAAGTCTTTCGCTTTTTTCACCAAAGACTTAACGTCTAGTTTCCGCTGATCCAGTAAGAACTGGTAATTATCTGAAAAAGCTTGCCTTGCCTGTTCGCTCATTTTTTAGTCTTTCCCATAATCAGTAAAGTGATTATAGTCAGCTTGTATTGTGCAATACAATCCTATTAGGGGTGTTTTTGGATTAATTTACATAAAAGTAATTCGGAAATTTGATTTTTAGAAAATTGCTAGACCGCTATATGTGTTTGGTTATACTGATATTAGTTTAAACAGCTACGAGGGAATGTAATGAACGGCATCGTAACGAATTTTTTATTAGTAATTATTTTGATAGCTGGTTTATCTAGTTGCTCCCGAGAGTCACCAGAGGAAATCGCTGTGAAATTTGCTGAAAAGCCAAGTTATGAACTGCTCGCAACCAGTGAAAAGGCCATTTTAACTATCGCCGAGTTTAATGAGTTGGTTGATGAACAAGACTCACCAAAACCAACAGATGAGTTTTACAAGTTAGACAAGTACCTGCTAGAACGCATTACTTTTAATGCTAAAAAAGTGACTAAGGTTGATGGTAAAACTGTGGTTTTGGTTGAGTGGAAGTATCCAACATTTATCAGCGAACTCTATAGTTATAAGACTTGGGATAGTAAAAACAGAGAGTTTAGAGAAAAGGCTATCAATTTTACCAAGGCAATTGAGAGTTCCGAATTTAATCCAGAAGACATAAGCTATTCAACCAGTGAACGGGAGATATCAATATTAGAAGATGGCGTATTCGTCGACGCAAAAGCTATGAAAGCAGAGCTAGAAATAGCGAAAAAAACCAAGCCACTTTTAGAAGGACTCAATAAGATTGCGGATAGATACAACTCAATATTTAGCATGATAAAGCTTAACGCTGACAAAAACATCACCTTCGAAAAATACATAACAGCTATGTCTAAAAAAATGCCAGATATGCTGCCAGATATCTTGAAAGCTACAGATCTGCTTGCTGAGATTCGGTCTTTAGACCCAACTTATGAACTTCGTTTCAACCAGGAGTCATTTTTCGAGGACGCCGAAAAGGTTATCAGCATACACAATAGTGCTGAAAACTGATTCTGACATACTGGGGAAGCTTCAAATCCTAATTTAGCAGCGATCTATTCTTAGAACATCTCAACTCTAAAAGCCCACGATTTTGTGGGTTTTTTTACGTCCAAAATACCACCACCAATACTCGAAGCAAAATTACAGGTTGCATATAGGCATCATTGATCTTATTCTAAGTTGCATATAATCACTTTAAGGTGACTAAAATTGTCTATGCCAACTGAAGATCTGCGAATAGTATTAAAAAAGCTCTTGTCAAAGAGGGGGGCATTAAAGGCCTTAGCTGAACAGTCGAGTGTCAAATACAACACTTTACTCAAGTTTACTCACGGAAAAATAAAGTCACCTGGTCATGACTTTGCACAGAATGTCATCAAGTGCCTACCCAAAAGCGAGGAGGCAGCATGAACTCCAATTCACAAGCACCTGATCTGCAAGTGCCTCTCCAAAGCTTCACTTTGGATGTAATTCAGCAGTGCACCTGCAACTGGTGCGGTAAGCCTGTGCCGGAATCTACGATGTTTTGTAACGAAACCTGCAGGAATGAAAACGCGCAGCAAGATCGGCTGAACGGAGGTTTTTGATCAGCGTCATCGGTAAGCGCTTTTGTAAGAGTGCTTACCGATGCTGGTGCTGGGGGACTGATAACAGATGCCTCTGCCAGTCAAACCTTCGGTGCTGCATCGTGTTGTATTAACCCGGGTAACAGCGGGTGTGAATTTGTGTTGGCAGCTGGGAAGACAGCACGTTATTCGCCACTAATCCGGCTAAGCGCACGGGGGTCATTAGATGGCCGACTACCCGACTGGTAATGATGTAACCAGTCACTGGGAGGCACCCAGGGTCGCGAATAACAAACACTTCGGCGAAAGCTGATAAGCCAGATAAGCGTTGCGGGTGCGTGGCGGAGTGCTGGTTAGTTTCAGTTTATTGGTTTGGTGTTTGATTAAAGCCCGGCCTCTGAAGGGTGCAGGGGGAACAGTCAGGTGTGGGACTGGAGGGAAACGCGCACACAGCCAGCTGAAAGGAGGCCAAACACCAAACCAATGAGCTGAATACCTTAAAGAGAGCAGCCGCCCATGAAGTTTATGGAGCCATGATACTGGAGCATCAGCTGGTTGATTGGTAGGCAATGACGATGCTGATCAGCGTAATTACGTTGCACCCGCCGCCAATAGAGCGGCCCTGTACGATGGTAAGCAGGGTTCAGTTTATTGGTTTGGTGTTTTCGTCATTTGACCTATGGGGTAACCCTGTGCCGGTGCCGACCCAAAAGCGCCCTGAACGATACGAGTCGGGCAAACACCAAAGCCAATGAACTGAATACGCCAATAGCTCAATTGGAAAGAGCAACGGATTTCTAATCCGTAGGTTGCAGGTTCGATCCCTGCTTGGTGTACCAGATTCAACCGAGGCGAGAAGTAAACGTGTGCGCTGATCCTCGGCAATTTCGCACAGCCAAACCCAGTTGTGGGCGCTTAGCTGACTAGCCTGGGAACAGGGCTAGCCACCGGATGGCAGTAACCGGCAAAACTACGACAACAAACAGGCAGATAACTATGAAACAACCACTTCTTTGCATTTACCACGCTAACTGTGCAGATGGATTTACCGCAGCATGGGCCGTTCGTAAAAAACACCCTGATACTGAGTTTCACCCGGGCACCTATGGCAAAGAGCCACCTGATTGCGCTGGCCGTGATGTGGTGATGGTCGACTTTAGTTATAAGCGTGACGTGCTACTGCAAATAGCTGCTGTAGCCAACACTGTGCTGATACTGGATCACCACAAAAGTGCCGCTGGTGATTTGGTCGACCTGCCGGCTAATGTAACCGCCATTTTTGATATGCATCGCAGTGGCGCCATGATGGCCTGGAATCATTACCACCCTGACGTAGTTCCAAGCGATTTGATCCGCCATGTTGAAGACCGTGATTTATGGTTATTCAAAATGGAACATACCCGCGCATTTCAGGCCAATTTATTCAGCCTTGAATACACCTTTGAAAACTGGGACCGGGTTGCAGAGATTTGCGAAAACTCATATTTGTACAACAGCTTTATAGGTGAAGGTGAGGCGATTGAGCGCAAACACTTCAAAGACGTGAATGAGCTTATTCGCGCTGCTGCTTACCGTTCTGTCATCGCTGGCCATGACGTACCCACTTTAAACGCCCCGTACTTCTACAGTTCTGATGCTGGAGACCAAATGAGCCAGGGCGAAGCATTTGCAGCTTGTTACTACGATACAGCTGATAACCGTGTTTATAGCTTGCGATCACAACCGGATGGCGCGGACGTTTCGCTTATTGCAGCCAAGTTCGGCGGTGGTGGGCATAAAAACGCTGCTGGTTTCAGAATAGCACTGAGCGAGTTGAACCATGTCACGGCAGGCTAAATTGGAAAAGCACTGCCAAAGCTGCAGTGCATTCTCAGACTGGTGCTGTTATTGGCTCTGTCTGTTTTGCTTCATGCCTTGGCTGCCGACAGATACAAAGCCACAAGCCATCGCAGTGATAACTATCACCCTCATATTGTTAGCCGTTACTGCTGCTTGGGCTTTGATACTTCATTTTAGCGCTGAAGCATTTGAGGGTGAAAACTGATGCTCAGTCATATCTGCCAAAACCTGCCTGGCTTCGTCCGGCATAGTCCACAAGTCAAATTCTTCCGACATGGCAAAGAGTATATCGGCCTGCGTCATGGCCTGAATTTGACCGCGGGTCCAATGGTGTTTTTGCATCAGGAAGTAGTGCACGGCATCAAGGCCAGTGTGCTTTTCGTATTCCTGCTGGGCTGCAAGATGATCGCCAAAAATAGCCAGCGTATAGCCGATACGGGCTTGTTCAAGCATTTGGCGGTAAAGGTCAAGGTAATAGGGTTTGCGGTCCATGTGCGCCTCCAGTGTGCATTTGGGGGCAACCTGCAGAACGGCGGCAGGTACAACTGCCAGAAAAGCGAAAGGCCTGCGTCAACAGGCCTATCCAGAACACTAACCACTACGACGAGGTTTTAATGTCCATGTCGCAAAATGTAGCTGATTTAACTAAATATCGCAAGCAGAAGGAGCGTCCTGTGGTAGCTCAGATTGAAGATGGCTACACGATGATTTCTAACACCTTAATGGATGCAGCCGGCGCCACAGATCTGTCTGGCTCTGAGTTAAGTGTGTTGCTTTTGATTATTCGTCACACCTATGGCTTTAAACGCAAAGTATGGGGACTTACAAACACCTATCTTGCAGCCAAATCTGTCTACTGCGTTAAGTCGATTAGTAAGGCTAAGAAGTCGTTGATCGACAGAAAGATGATATGGGAAGACGAACAGGGTTTAGTTGGTCCTAATCCAGTGATCAGTGATTGGGTGATGACTGACGGCAAGTCAGAAAAAAGAGCAAAAGCCGCAAATTCGATGCGGGAACAATTGCTCCAGCAGGTGGAACAAATGCTCCAGTTAGATGGAACAAATGCTCCAGTTGATGGGAACAATTGCTCCAGCATTAAAGAAAGAACTAAAGAAAGAACTAAAGAAATAGATCTACCTTCGTCGCCGCAAGCGGACGACGAGACGATCACTAAGCCAAATGCTGTTATTCAGAAAGGGACTAATTGGGGTACGCAGGAAGACCTTGATGTAGTCAACCAGATGGAGTCGATTTTAGCTGGATGGCAGGGTGAGGATTACAGGCCACCTAAGCCAGCTGCATTGGCCAAAAAATGTAACGACGTTCGCATGATGCGCACTGTTGACGAACGCAAGCCAGAACACATCCTGACTCTTTTCAAAATTGCCCAGGCAGATAGGTTTTGGCGAAAAAACTGTATGGCTCCTAGTTCTGTTCGGAAGCACTGGGCAACTCTGGTCGATATCCGGAACGACCTCAAGAAATCAATGCAGCAGAAGCCACACCCAAAAACCATTGGCGCAGATGGGATGGTTAGAACTGCGGAGGATTGGAATAAGCACATCCAACAGAATTGCGTTCCTCAGTTTAACGAAAAAGGGGAGTTGATCAGTCATGCGTAATTCACAGCAATACACCGCAACAATCAGCGCTAAAGTGCAGCAGATCATGAAAGAACGTGGTTTAAAACCTGCTTTTTCCCCGGATCAATATCTGGAATTTCAGCGTAAGGAACAGGCTGCGGCCACTGAAGTGGTTATGGCGAAGCAACGCCAGCAACGTATTGAAAACCTGCTGAAGCGTGATGGTATTCGTCCACTTCACCAGCAATGCAGCTTAGTTAATTTTGAAGTAAAGCTGCCAGAGCAGCAGCAGGCTGTTTTCTCATGCAATGCGTACTTGCAGGACTTCCATAGACGTGACGGTGTGCGTCATATGGTTTTTTGTGGTGAAACCGGCACTGGAAAAAACCATTTAGCATCAGCCGTATGTAAAGAAATTATTGCCCGTGGTTTATCGGCAGCTGTGATTAGCGTTGCCGAATACCAGGCAAAGCTTCGTGCAACTATGAACAAAAATGCCAAACAAACCGAGGAGCAGATCCTTGAAGAGTTTACCCAGCTAGACCTGTTGGTTTTGGATGAAGTGGATTTAGGTTCAAAAAGTGCCTTTGCAGAAGGCGCCCTGAACTTGCTCCTCGACAAACGGATCACCAACTTAGGCCGCACCATTTTGATCTCTAACCTGAATACAGCTGATCTACACGACGTGCTGCAGGCTCGGATTTACGACCGTATTTTTCAAAGTTGCTTTGTAGTGAATTTTAACTGGCCATCACACAGAACAGGGATTAATCACTCTGCTGGTCGCGGCCAAAACGTGTCTGTATGACATTTGTTAATTTGGCGGCAGATCCGGTTTTGGCTGAAGTTGAGGCGGTCAACAAGGTGGCTTGCCTCTGGCTTCATAACTGGCGAACCAACCTTATGACCAAGCCGGAGATAGACCGAAAGTTGGCGGCTATGCCAGAGCCAGAGCGCGGCCGCATGGTTGAAGCGTTAAACCGGAATAAAAAGCTATTTAAGCAGGGGGCGTAATGCAGTCGTTATCTGTCGTTATATCTGATGCAGCCATCACTCGGCATTCAGCTGATGCTGATGTGGGCGAACTGCGTGATCAGCGTAACCCTTTGGCGTTTCGTTTCCATAAAAGCCGTCAGAAGGGTACGTGGTATTTAGTCCGCTATGAGAAGCGCACGAAAATACGCCACCGCCTTGGCTACTGGCCCACGCTGAAAACGAAAGATGCAGTGGCTATGGTGCCAGATACCCTTCAACGAATTAACCGCTCTGAAGTTGTTTCCGCTGATAAGTTCGACACAGTAGGGGAGCTTTTGGCCTGGTACCGCGACAGATGCCAGGCTGAGAAGTTTAAAGCGCTGAGCCGCAAGAGGGCTATTAAAAGCCACATGGACTGCCATCTGATCCCGAAGCTTGGCAGCATCAGATTGTGTGATCTGGATAAAAAGCTGATTGATGAAAAGTTGTTTTTACCACTGCAGGCTGAAGCGTTAAAAGCGTCGACGATTAAGCATATGTTCTACACGTTAAAGCCGGCCTTTAAACGTGCTGCGGATCTTGGATATATAACTAGAAACCCGATGTTAGGCATTGTATTTGGCGAGCATGTGACAAAACGCATCAAGCCAAAAGAGGCAAAGCTACATGTGTCTGATAGAGATCAGGTGATGGAGCAGCTGTTTAATCAGCCGAACCCGTTACGCATGTTCTTGCTGTTTATGATCATGTTTGGGACTCGTATTGGTGAAACCAGAAACCTGCAGTGGTCGCATATTCAACTTAAGGAACGCCGCATAGTCATTCCTGCTGAGTTAACCAAAACCGAAGATAGCCACGTGCTGCCAATTACTGATGCAGTGTTTGAGTTGCTGACAGAGTATCAGCAGCACTTTGGCAGCCGTTCAGGAAACCTGTTTGAGCATAAAGGCTATCCACTCACAGCAGGTCAGGGACAGAAGTGGGTAAGGCAAGCAGGTAAGGGCAACTGGAGTGCTCACGATTTACGTAAATTTGCCAGAAGCAGCTGGGCAGAATTGGGTATCGATTACTGGGTTGGCGAACGCTTATTGAACCACAAACCAAAGGGTTTAGATGCTGTGTACATTAAAGCCGGAGCTATTGATGTGAAGTTGGCAGCGCTGAATGTGTATCACAACTGGCTGTTTTCATGTAGGCCAAGTACAGGCACTGGCGCTCAGAGCAAGGCAGCTTAATGCGATATGCAGCAAGGCTTGCAGCGTAATTAAGAATTGTAATACCTGAACATTATTAAATTGCAAAAGGGGTCTTTATGTACCATCACACTGTTCATGCCGCTCTGGGTTCGCTGGCTGAAATATTCTTTGCTAGATCTCGGCGTACAGGCCGCACTGCTGAAATGCTCGACTCGCTGAAGTCCGGTGATTTTGTCGTTTTTGATAATGCAGCCGAGGCGAAGCGAGTTCAGCAATTAGCTGCTCGTCGCGGTATCAAGATTTTGACAACTGTCGCTCGGATATCCGATCACCACAGATGGATGGATAGAGCCAGGCATCACAGACTCGTTTTTGACCACTCTGCTATAGAGAAGTATTACTTCGAGAAAATGCAAGAAGCTACGACTAATCTCGATGAAATGATCCGTTTTGCTCTGCCTACTGAAAGTGATCCTGAAGAAAAGAGGGAAAGGGGGAGTTTTGACTTTTCTGGGTGGACCAAATGTTAATCGTTGGCATTGATCCCGACACCAAAAAGCACGGTGTTGCTTTAGTAAAAGACGGCATCATTCAGCAGCTTTACACGCTGGGCAATAAGTCGCTGATAGAGCTTCTGAACGACCTATCTGGCCAGTACCAATTGAGAATTAAGCTGGAAGATATTAACGCTTTTAAACCAGTGATCCAGCGTCCAGGGCAAAGCCGGAATCAGATGATGAAGATTGCCCAGAACATTGGTGCAGTTAAGTATGCGGCCGAGGTGTTGGTGCAGGAACTGGCTGCAGCTGGTTTTACCGTCGAAATGGTTTTGCCACTGCAAGGCGCCAGAAGTGGCAAGAAGTATAAAGCAGAAGCCTTTAACCGGCTAACGGGCTGGAATGGAAAAAGCAACGCTGACAATCGTGATGCGGCCATGATAGCGCTGTATGGTCAGCCGAAAGGAGGGATCAGTGGCATTTTTACTGGCAAATGATTTTCAGCAGTTGGCCCTGCTATTTATAGCCAGCTTTGGCAATGTGTTCCTGTTGGGTTTAAGCAGCCAGTTCGTTCGTGATCAGAAAATTGCACAGGCCTTTACTATCAGTTGGGGTATCACCTGGTGCCAGTTTTTGTTCGCCCGGATATCAGCTAACACGACAGACGCTGATCTTGCCCTGTTCGTTAGTGGTTGGGGCGGCTCACTCGGCATAGTGGCCAGCATTCTGTTTTATCGCTGGTATCAGGCGAGGGGTAAGCGCGATGCATAGCAATGATCCGTACTGGAAATTGCATGGCGGATTTATTCTGAAAACCAACAGAAAGAAGATTGGTTTTACTCAGGAACAGGTTGCAGCGATCATGGATTTTCCATTGCGGACGTATCAGCGGTGGGAAGCTGAAAAGGCCGAACCCGCGTTTGGTATAGTGATGGCGTTTTGTGAGTGCGTATTCAAAATAGAATTAATAGACGCGATAGTAATTGCTCAGGAGGCCATTGATGAACATAAAAGAGCTGGATAGGTTGTTGCAAAGCTGGGGTTGTTTCTGGGCAGGTAAGGAGGCTTTGCAAGGCTATGCAAATACATCAGTTACAGAACGCTGCTGTGAGGTTATGCGAACTGGCATTTGGGTTAGTTCAGATAAGCATTTATTTAGCCACCATGCCGAAAGCATCTTTGTACCGGAGTGGGTAGGGCAGATAGACAAAGTGGTTGAACAACTTGAGGTACATGAGCGTCAAATAATTAATCGGTTTTATATAAAGAAGGCCAAGCTATTAAAAACAGAATGGCCCAAACTTTGGCAGGCTCAGGCTGCTGTTTTGTCACTATACTGATTGCCCTGTTTTAATCAGATAAAGTTCGTAAAAAGCCTGATCCATTTCACGACCACCAGACTCATAGCGCTGCCATGCGAGAAGTTTCTTGTAGATTACTGCAGCAGCCTGGGTTTGGGTGTGCCCAGCTGTTTCTCTGGCTTTTTTCACCTGATCTGGTGTTACTTTTTCCATATATGCCTCGTTAAAAAAACCGTAAGGGGCTTTTTTAGCCTATCAGCTAAAATCAAATAAATTAAATGTGAATATTGCTTTGTTTTCGTTCTTTTCCATGGAATGTCTAAGCATCCAGTCTGAATGCAATATTTTTTCAATAGCTTTGTATGGAGTATTTTCATTCAGGCCATCTTTCCACATTTGAATTATTGCCATGCTTTTGTGGGACAACTCAAATCTCATCAGGCGAATTTTTTCTGATTCATCAACGCTGTGGATAACATCAGCTAATTTTTTAGCTGCAGTTGCCCAATCTTTTATTGTTGTAGTACCAGAGCTGTTTTCTACAATTGCCATTAATCCTTTTTTTTCTTCGTTCATTTTCATCACCTATCTATTCGTGATATTACCAGTTCTGCTGGGTCAGTATCAGCGCACCGCTGATGTGACCAAATATATATCCAATGGATATATAATGCAAGTTGGTTTTCGAATTAATTTAACTATTTTTCGAGACAATCAGCATTGGCGGTAGCCATTTGTATTTAAATTTGCGATCACCTTCGCGTGGGCCCGTCCAGTAACCGTGCCAGTGCGCTCTGCGCAGGTGAGGACGTACAGTTCTGCCGTCTGATTCGTAAATATCAGGCTGGCGCAAGTTTTTTCCTGTCTCATGCCCGACTCTCCAGATCCGTGGTTTTTCTGCAGGGAAAAGTCGCCAACCTTGTTTAGTGCGTTTTGGGGTTGGCCGCCGAGGGCCTGTCCCTGGCTGACGTTCGTCGTCTATTTCCGGCTCTTCAGAGCATACATACAGCACCAGCGACACAATGCCGTAAAGTTGTTTAGCCATTAGTTCAGGGAGATTTGCTGGTAAGTTTGCATCTATACCCGCAATTCTGGATTGTGCTTTGGCTTCTGATATAGCCCTATCAATAGCCTCTGTCAGCGTCCATTTGCCGATGTGTATTGGCACTGGCGCCAGAGTGCCATCAGTATTCAGCAATAAGCGCAATTCGTGGCGATTGGTGTTTGCGTCCCACTCTAAATGCACCCAAAAACCGTGCATGTCAGTGTCAAACCATTTGCCGCACGGCGTTTCTATATAAAGGCTCCACTCTGGCAGCCGGTATAGCACTTCTGAGGGCAGATCGCCGCTTGGCACCGTGTCGATGATGGCGTTGTAAAAATCTGGATCAAATTGGTAAATGCCCTGACTATAACGCCAGGTGCCAATTGCAGCCAGTTTGGCAACATCGCCTATCATATCTAAGCCGAGCCGGTTTGCACCGCCGCCAGATACAATTGCATACCAGGCAGCCATCGGCATAAAGCACCAAGCTGGCCAGTCAGGCAGGTCACGGCCTTTGTCCTGACGGAATACATCAACCTGTTTCCATGCGTCGGGGTACATTTTGCCTGCGCCGATCAAGTGTTCGTTTGGGAGTAGCATTAGAAACTAATCTCATCATTGAATGGTTTATTGTATAGGTCTGCAACACCGATATTGCACGAATCCCACACCCAGCAGTCAGGTATAGATTTAGCCATATCCAATGCAGATTCCAATATTTTCGAGGTATCGTCTAATGGCAGCCTCAATGTTTGTAAAGACTTTATCCCAGCGATATTTGCTCTATATTGACGACTGCTTGATGGTTGGCGATTGACTAGCAATTTAATTACAGCCGTATCGCCATTTCTGGATATGGTAACTCTTGGCACGCCACCGTACCAAGAGCTTGATATGATCACGTTTTTCAACCGCCAATACTCATCATTTCATCTACATATTTTCTACGAGCGATGATTGATTCTTTTTTTGCAATGATATGGCTTTCTTCTTTGCTCCATTCGGTAACGTGAGAAACTTCACATTTGCCAAAACGCTGGCGTATTGAATCCCGCAAAGTTGCCAATTCTGATGGATGACTATGCAGCAGTGCGTTTTCGTAAGTGAATTCAATAACTTTTTCAGTGCCATCAGTGAAAGAAATAATGTTTTTCAGTGAGACTAAGGCTTCGTCGCTTTGCAGGGCTTTTTCATATAATTCGTTCATTTTCATCACCTATCAATTCGTGACATTCCCAGTTCTGCTGGGTCAGTATCAGCGCGCTGCTGATGTGATTAAATTTATATCCAATGGATGTATTAAGCAAGAGGATTTCGCATTTTTTTATAGTTTATTTTCAAACCCGCCATTTATGGCGTGTTTTTCACAGTAAAAATCAGTTACTTTTATCTAAGCTGGTCAGAAATGGCTGAGCAAGAACCCGCTCAAAAGGCGGGTTTTTTGTTGCCCAAACGTTGCCTGTTGCATTCGCCCCACGCTTATTGCCTGGGGCTTTTTTATTGGTGGAAGCGATGAAGAATCTGAAAGGTGCATTGTTAGCTGCTGGTATTACTGGTGCTGTTGCTCTGTCAGGTGCTGTCCTTATTGCTCCCCACGAAGGCAAAGTTAATGAGGTCTATTTAGACCCGGCAAACATCTTAACAAGTTGTTATGGCCATACTGGCAAAGACTTAAAGCCAGGTATGAAATTCAGTGATGACGAATGCTTAGATCAGTTAGTGGTCGACCTGTCCGAACATAACAGGCAACTACTATCAGTTGTTAAGGTACCGCTCTCTGAAGGTGAGCACGCCGCCTATTTATCTTTTGTGTATAACGTGGGCATTGGCCAGTTCCGCAAATCAACAATGCTTGGAAATCTTAATGAAGGTTTTCGGGTATCTGCATGTAACCAGCTATCACGCTGGATCTACATCAAAGGCAAAGAGTCCAACGGATTACGCACACGCCGTGCAGCTGAGCGAAAGATGTGCCTCAAGGATATTCAACCATGAAAATTAGTTTAACTGGTTCGTTATTAGGTATTGCAGCACTTGCTTTAGCTGGCTTGGGTTTCACGGTCGTCGCTCTGGATTCAGAGCTGACAGCACAGAAAGCTGTTGTTGATAAACAAGTCATTCAGCTGGCCAATAAGCAGCTGGAAGTGAACGGCCTGACCGCTGATGTTCAATTCCTGAATGATCAGGCTGCCGAGCTGATTGTTCAGGCTGAACTGCTAGCCGGCCTGAACACTGAGCACGAACAGCAAACTCAGTTTCTGTTAGCACAGAAACAAGACTGGCTAACCAACTCCAATCAACTCCAGGTATCACCACATGAATACACGCGAACTTGGGCTAACTCTGATTTGCCTCCTGACGCTTTGCAGCTGCTCCACACCGCCAGCCGAAGTCCGCACGGTTACCGTGACAAAGACCGTCACACTGTTACCCCCAGCAAATTTTCTAAACTCGGGCTGCGAGCTGCAGCCCTTTAACGGCAAGACCAATCTCGATCATCATCGCTACACGCTGCAGCTGATAACCGACTTGAAGTTATGCAACTCGGACATTCAGCGCGTTCAGCAGTGGCGGGAGGCTCAAGCATGCAAACAGGACAAAGACAAATGCCAGATCAAGTAACTTCAGGTGCAAGCTATACCGCTGCAGGAGGCACATTTGTTATCGGCGCCTTTGGAGTATCTGAGTGGGCAGCAATAGGTGGTCTACTGTTTGCTGCGGCAACGTGGGGCCTCAACTACTGGGTGCAGACTCGTCGCTTGAAGATGGAAGAGCGCGAGCACCAGGCCCGCATGGCGCAGCTTGAGAAGGGCAAGCCATGAAGTTCAGTAAAGTCAACGACTTAAAAAAGGTACTGTGCCGCACCCCCTCGATCGCTGCGGGTGCGAAGCGCGCAGGCTTTCGTACATTGATCGGTTCGTAACTTCTAAGTCTTTTCGTTTACCAGGTTAAACCTATGCCACCCAAGCCACCGAGACCGTGCAGACAGCCGTTTTGCCCACACAAGACTGTTGAAGCGCATGGCTACTGCGAGCAGCACAAAGACAAGGCTGTCAAGTGGCAAAGCAATCGCCACAGTGAAAAGCGGACTCGAGGCCGCAAGTGGCAAACAACTCGGGAAAGAATTCTAAGGCGTGACAATGGCCTGTGCCAACCATGCCTTCAAGCCGATCGGTTAACCCCTGCAACTCAGGTCGACCACATCAAGCCGCTGGCTGTTGGCGGTACCGACACTGACGACAACCTGCAGGCGATTTGCAAGCCATGTCATGACGATAAGACAAAGCAAGAGGCCGAGCGTGGACGTCGGCGCTGAATGCCCTGCAGCCCACGAATGGCGTGGCATGGGGAGGGGGGATCAAATCTCTACAGCCTTTTACGTCGGACACCGATCCCCGCATAAGATTTTTATTTTCGCGAAAAATGAAATTAAAACTGGAGGTCACTGAGAATGCCGGGAGTCGCAGGCCGCAGTGGCAGAAAGCCAAAACCAGTCAGTTTGAAAGTTATTCAAGGTAATGCTGGAAAGCGCCAACTTAATACAGATGCTCCAGAAGGTGAACCACTGGGGGCAGTACCTGATTGCCCAATTTGGTTGACAGGTATAGCCGTTGATATGTGGAACGCTTTGGCAGAATGGTTGGTTAAATCCAAGATCCTGACGGCTACTGATATTCACAACCTTGAAGCCTTCTGCAGTGCTTACAAAAGATGGCGGCAGGCTGAAGAACATTACGCTGAACATGGTCCAGTTGTGCCAGGTGCAACTGGTGGCCCGATTAAAAACCCGTCAGCCACAGTAATAAACGAATGCCTGAAACAGATGGCAACTTATGGAGCAGCATTAGGGTTGGATCCAGCAAGTAGGGGCCGCTTTGGTGTTGGCGCTAAGCAGCCAGCAGATAACCCTTTTGCAGCACTGCTTAGAAAACGAGGCGGTAAGTAGAGAATGAATGGCCAGTTATCCAAACGTCAATGCGGCGAACAAATATGCCCGGGATGTGATAACAGACAAGATCTCTGCTTGCAAGGAAGTTCGTCAGGCCTGCCAGCGGCACATTGATGATCTAAAAGCCTCAGAAAAACGGGCTTTTCCTTACAAGTTCGATAGAGACGCTGCAGAGCATGTTTGTGACTTTGTGCAACTGCTACCGCACACAAAGGGTAAGTGGGCCAGAGAACGGCAACTGATAAAACTGGAGCCATGGCAAAAGTTTATATTTTGCGCTGTATTTGGCTGGCTGAAAAAGAAAGATGGTTTACGGCGTTTTTCTGAAGCTTACTGCGAAATACCGCGTAAAAACGGCAAGTCGGTTATTGCTGCAGGTGTTGGCAACTACATGCTGTGCGCCGATGGTGAATATGGCGCAGAAATTTACTGTGGTGCAGCCACAGAGAAACAAGCGTGGGAAGTGTTCAGGCCAGCAAAAATAATGCTAGAAAAGTCGCCACAGCTCACCAGCTTGTTGGGAATAGAGATCTGGGCGAAAAATATCAGTATCCCAGGCGATGGTTCAAGGTTTGAGCCATTGATAGGTAACCCTGGTGATGGTAGTTCGCCAAGTTGTGCGTTGATTGACGAATTCCACGAGCATGACGGGCCAGAGCTTTACGAAACGATGATCACAGGCATGGGCTCACGAGAGCAGGCCCTCGCATTTATCATCACAACAGCAGGTTTTAATCTGGCTGGACCCTGTTATGAAAAGCGCCGTCAAGTTCAGCAAATGCTTGATGGTGTTATGCCCAACGAAGAACTGTTCGGCATTATCTGGACGCAGGATGCTGGCGACGACTGGAAAGACCCAGCGAATTTACGCAAGGCAAACCCTAACTTTGGGATATCGGTAAGCGCTGATTACCTGAATAAGCAGCTGCGGGATGCCATTCGTTACCCAAGCCGAACGAATAGCTTTTTAACTAAGCATCTGAATGTTTGGGTTTCAGCACGATCAGCCTGGTTAAACATGGCAGATTGGCATGCGTGTGGTGATACAAGTCTGACTTTGCAGGATTTTGCAGGTAAGCGTTGTACGCTTGGCGTGGATTTGGCCAGTAAAACAGATATAGCCAGCTTGTCTTTAGTTTTTGACGAAGTATTGGAATCAGGCCGCATTAAATACACCGTATTTACCCGGAATTACTTGCCTGAAGGCGCCCTGGATCGGGCTGGTAATAACCGATCAGCCTATGAGAAGTGGGTGAATGAAGGTCGATTGACGCTCACTGATGGTGAAGAAATTGACTTCGACCTGATAAGGGAAGAAATCAAAGACCTCAGCGAAATATTTGATATCACGGAAGTTGCTTACGACCCTTGGCGAGCGACCCAGTTAGCCCACCAGTTGATGAAAGACGGCGCTGAAATTGTTGAGTACCGCAACACGGTGCAAAACATGAGCCCACCGATGCGGGAAATGGAAGCGGCTATCACTGGCAAACGCTTTAACCATGATGCAGACCCGTTGCTCACATGGATGGCCAGCAACGTGACAGCAAAGGCTGATGCAAAAGAAAACATCTACCCGCGCAAAGAGCGCAATGAATACAAAATAGACGGCATTGTGGCCACGTTGATGGCTATAGGGCGGATCTTGAATAGAGCTGTTGAAATGCCGAAAGAATCAATTTACGACACCTCGGACGTAACATGCTGATACCCATTTTTTTGTTTGTGCTGGGCCTTGTAGGTGCTGGCCTGATTAGCTTTGGTGTTTGGCTGCTGAACAGCGCAGCCGGATACATCTGCATTGGTACGTTTTGCATGGTTGCCAGTTACCTGTACACCAGGCAGTTGGCTTATCAGCAAAATAAGAAGTCGCAACCTAAGGCGGAATAATGTTTTTACCTAACCTGTTCGGCACAGATAAGGGCGTTACTGCCCGGCAGAACTTCACAAGCTGGATCAGCTCTATGGGAAGTCGCCAAAGTAGTGCCGGTGTCATGGTTAACACTGAATCTGCTATGGGGGTTGCCGCTTTTCGAGCGTGCGTAACTCTTCTTGCAGAAAGTATTGCCCAGCTGCCTTGTGAGCTATATCGCCGAACAGCTGACGGTGGCCGTGAGCGTGCAACAGATCATCCGGTTTATAACTTAATCCACAGCACACCGAACAAAAAGGACACTAGCTTTGAGTACTACGAACAAGCTCAGGGCTCACTTGGTATTGAAGGCAATCATATTGCGTTAATCGACCGCGATAGTTACGGCTATCCAAAAGAACTGATCCCGATTAACTACAGCAAAGTGAAGGTACTCAAAGGTTCTGATGGTATGCCGTATTACCGGCTGCTGGATCTGAATGAAACTGTGCCTATGCACATGATCCACCACATTAAGTACTTCAGCTTGGATGGCTATGTTGGCTTATCACCGCTGCAAACCAACACCGACACCATTGGCTTAACCATAGCCACAGAACAACACGCAGCAGCTGTCTTTCAGCGCGGTGCAACTATGTCCGGCGTGATTGAACGACCAGCCACGTCAGCAGCCATAAGTGACCAAACAAAGGTTGATGGGCTGCTAAACAAATTTACAGAACGCCATGGCGGTGGCCTGCGCAACGCCTTTAGTGTTGCATTATTACAAGAGGGCATGCAGTACAAACAGTTGGCTATGGATAATGAAAAAGCCCAACTGATTGAAAGTCGTGGTTTTGGCGTAATCGAAATATGCCGTTTGTACAAGATCCCGCCGCACATGGTGCAGCACCTGGAAAAAGCATCTTTCAATAACATAGAGCATCAGGGCTTGCAGTACGTTATCTATACGCTGTTGCCATGGGTAAAACGCCACGAAGCTGCAATGATGCGTGATCTTCTGCTGCCAGACGAGCGTAGCAACTACTACATAGAATTCAACATCTCAGGCTTGCTTCGCGGTGATCAGAAGTCACGTTATGAAGCCTATGCCATCGGCCGGAACTGGGGCTGGTTGTCAGTGAATGACATTCGCCGATTGGAAAATATGCCGCCAATACCTGGTGGTGATCGTTACCTAACTCCGCTCAACATGGTGGATTCAGCCAAAGTGCAAAGTTCACTGAATGCCACACCAGAGCAAATGAAAGACATAGAGGAAATCTTATGCCGCGTATGATCAACTTTCCGCATATAGCGGCCATGGTTTTTGGTGCTCCACTGTATGCAACCTCAGAACTGGTAACCGCAGTAAAAGCTGTTTTAGAACCACGATTACTCGGACGAACAACCACAGACGTAGAGTTGGCTGAAGAAATTTCCGGTGTTGCAATGGGCCGTGACGAAGAACGACAGTTACGCGGCGTTACCATTGCAGGAAACATCGCGATAATCCCGATTCACGGCATTTTGGTAGCACGTCGCGGCGCTATCACAGCGACCTGTGAAGAATTGCTTTCGTATGAGCGTTTAAGAGAACAGATCACCGCTTCTGTAAACCATGAGTTGGTCAAAGAAGTGGTTTTAGATTTTCACACTGGTGGCGGTCAGGCTATTGGTTGTGCGGAGCTGGCGGACTTTATACGGGCCTGCACAAAAACTAAGCCCATTACAGCTCTGGTTAACTTTGCGGCTTACAGCGCTGGTTATATGTTAGCAGCGGCCTGTAGCAAAATTATTGCCAGTCCTACTGCTGGTGTAGGCTCTGTGGGCGTGATCATCGAAACCTACGAAGTGAGCAAGTGGGAAGCGGAAGTTGGCATCAAATACAATACGTTCTATCGCGGTAGCCACAAAAACGACTTTTCACCTCACGAAGAAATTACCGATCAGGCAGTGTTAGAAATTGAAAAGCGGTTAGATCAGGCCTACAGTGTTTTCGTAAATTCAGTGGCAAAACACCGCAACATGAAGGCTGACGATGTAATAGCCACTCAAGCCAAGTTATTCAGTGCTGAAGATGCCCTGCAGTTAAAACTGATTGATGAAATTGCGCCTGCACAGGATGCAATTAACGCCATTGCAATGTCACACGTTCCGAAAAGTAGCGGCCGCAGTATCCGTGCTCAGGCCTCTGCCATTAACTCAAGTTTGACGCTCTAGCCACGCGGCGGAGCAGCATAACCAAGCGCCTTAAGGCGCTTTTTTTGTAACTAAAAAAGGTGAAATACCATGTCTAAAGTATTAGAACTCCGCCGCAAGCGCGCTGAAATCAACGCCAAAATTCAGGCTATTGCGGCCATTGAACAAGCTGACGGCCAGTTAAATGCCGAGCAATTGACAGAGTTTGATCAACTGTCAGCCGAGTTTAAACAACTGGGTGAACAGTTAGGCCGTTTAGAGCAAGCTGAACAAATGGCAGCTTCCACTGCTACTCAGGTTGCCAGCTTTGGCAATAAATCAGCCGCAGTTCACGTTAAGGAAGAAGCTAAGCAGTATGCAGGAGCCAAAGTGGCGCGTTTTGCGATGGCTGTTGCTGCAGGTAAGGGTGATATGCAAATTGCCGCCCAATTTGCCCGTAACGAAATCCGTGATGCAGATGTAGCTATGGCTATCGAAACATCATCCGGCAGCGGCGGCGCTTTGGTTCCAATCAATATTCAGGAAGAAGTCATTGAGTTATTGCGGGCTCGTACCGTAGTCCGCAAGTTGGGAGCGCAAGAAATTCCGCTGCCAAATGGCAACATGTCAATGCCAAAAATGGCATCTGGTGCGGTATCGTCTTATGTTGGTGAAGGCAATGATGTCTTGGCAACAGGAGCTGAAATTGGTGATGTTAAGTTAGCAGCGAAAACCATGATCACTCTTGTACCAATGAGCAATCAGTTAATTGGCTACGCAGGCCCGAAAGTAGAGCGGATTATTTTGGGAGACATTCTTGCTTCAATGCAGGTTCGTGAAGACAAAGCGTTTTTGCGTGACGATGGCACCAGTGATACACCAATCGGCTTTAAAAAGCGAGCCGCTGATGCGAGTCGGACCCTGCCTTGGTCTGGCACAGCAAGCTTAGCAACAGTAGATGCTTACTTGGATCAACTAATGTTAATGGTTATCCAAAGCGATAGCTTGCTGATTAGACCTGGTTGGGCAATGTCTCCAAGAACTTTTGTTTATTTGCAAGGTCTGCGCGATGGCAATGGCAATAAGGTTTATCCGGAAATGGCAAAGGGTACACTGAAAGGCTACCCATTTTACCATAGCACTACTATTCCGGTTAATTTAGGAACTGGCACCAACGAGTCAGAGATTTACTTTGCAGACTGGAACGACGTTGTAATCGGTGAAATGGACAATATGACAATGGATTTTAGCCGTGAAGCTACATATTTGGATGCTGGTGGAGTAATGGTTTCAGCTTATGCTCGCAATCAATCCCTGATCCGTGTAGTAGCAAACCACGACGTAGGTTTCCGTCATGCCACCGGCTTAGCTCTGGGTACTGCTGTTACCTGGTAATCGAAAACGAATAGGCGGCTTAAGTGCCGTCTTTAAATTTACTCAAAATAGGTAGTCATCATGGCCACTACAAAAACTGAAGATAAAGCAGCTGATAAAGCAGAAACCAAAAACGTAACCGTCACTTTTACCAAACCCTGGGGCCGTTATAGTCGCGGTGATGTTGCCGGTTTCCCGCAGGATCAGGCAACTAAGTTAGTAGAAGGGATTAAGGTTGCAGTTTTAGGTTCAGAGTTGAAAGAAAAAGCAGCTGAATAATATCTGAAAAAGTACAAACCGAAGCCGGGGCAACTGCTCCGGTTTTTTATTCGAAAAACATGCTCACTGACATTAGGAATTACCAATGATTGATCTGGCGCTGATAAAAAAACACCTGCGTCTTGATTCAAGCTTTGATGATGGCAGTGATGATGCTTTTTTGCTTGGTCTGGCCGAAGCCGCTCTGAAACTGGCTGAAGAAATGACAGGGACCTGTTTTACATCAAGAGAAGAAATTCTCGTCCTTGATGGTTTTCCACCAGCGGCGGCAGCTATCGAGCTAGATTGGACACCAGTACAAAACATTACGTTGGTTGAGTACATCGATGCAGATGGTGTTAGCCAAGAACTGGATGCTGAAACGCTCAGGTTAGATAGCCGCAAGCTAGTTTATCCTGTGCTATTTCCGCCGTTTGGTCAAAGCTGGCCGCGAACTATTGCCGAGCCTGAGTCTGTAACTATAACCGCAGAAGTTGGCTTCGAAGCATTGCCGGCTACTGTCCGAAGTGCAGCGTTATTGATCATCGGCCATCTGTATGAAAACAGAGAAGCCAGCACAGCTGTAAATGTTGGTGAGTTGCCAATGGGGGTCAGCATGCTGTTAAACCATTACTGCATACCAAGGATAGGCTAATGCGCAGCGGCGGCTTAAGGCACAAGTTGGAAATTTACAGCGAGGCAGGCGCTCGTGATGCCAGCGGCCAAAAGACCAAAGCACCCACAAAAATTGGCGAATTAAAGTGTGAGCCATTATCAGCTACTGAGTCAGCGAAAAAGATTGCTGCAGGAATAGCTGTGGCAGGGCAGATCATGCTGCGCACCAGGTACTACCCGCAAGTACTGGCGAATTTATTAGCTGGCTATCAGGGTGGTATGTACAAAATAACCAAGGTCGACAACACAAAAAATCAAAATAGAGAGTTGATCTTAGTGCTGGAGGTGCCGCGTGCCTGATGCAGTACCTATAGAGTTCACCATACGGGATTACCTGCTGGCCCAGCCAGAAATACAGGCGTCGGTTGTCGACAGAATCACACCTGTTTATCCGGATGAAGATGCCGAATTTCCATACATTATTTACCAGGCTAGTAAACCGAAACGGCAGCGCGATTTAGACGGTGAAAAGTCTGATATCGGCGATTTCATAATGACATTCAAGTTGGTTGCTAAAAACTTTGTTCAGCTAAAACTGCTGGTGAAGGAGGTGACCACAGCACTCGAAGACTGTAACGATGCAAACGAACATTACGCTTTCATTAATGTAGATGTTGAAGAGCTCGATCAAGACGGAGACCCAGAACAAGGTTGGGTGTCTTCGGATTTGGTTAGCGAAATCACCTTCAAATACATGAGTTAACTATGGCAAACAAAATCACATTTTCGCTCATCGGTTTTGATGAAGCGAGGCGCAAACTCGCCTTAGTAAAATCAGAAATTCGGGGCAAAGCCACACGGTCTGCGTTGCGCAGGGCCTCAGGCATCATTGTTAGAGCTGTAAAGCAAAGAGCTTTAGCCATCGATGATCCAAAAACAGGCCGCAGAATTGCCGACAATATCCGCCTCCAGTTTGGCAGTAAGGTTTACCGTCAAACGGGTAAACATCTATACCGAATTGGTGTAGCAACAAATTTTAAAAACATCCCTAAAGGCAACCCAGATACTGGGCCTAAAGGAAACACGCCTCATTGGCACTTCATGGAGTACGGCACGAAATTCGTGCGTGAACAACCATATATGCGCCCTGTTTTCAGCGCAAATGTTAACCAGGTTATTAACCGTTTCAGCACCGAGCTCAATAAAGAGCTTGATAAAGCCTTAAAGCAATAAAGCAATAAAGGAGTTACCACTATGTCTCAGTTAACAAAAGGCACTCAGGTTTATTTTATTGACCCTGATGCTACGGCGGGCCAAGAAGTCGTAAAAATAAACGGGCTTACTCAGTTTAATCCCGGTGGAGCTCCGGCTGGCCAAGTTGATGATACCGATTTAGAAGATACAGCCATGCGCTATAAAAAGGGTATGCCTACACCTGGTCAAGCATCAGGCTCTGTAAAGGCAGATCCTGAAGTTGCGGCTCATATCCGATTAGCGGAATTAGCTGACGAGGAAACTGAAAGAAATATTCAGTTTGTAGTTGGCTGGGCAGATGGTAAAGATATCCCACCTACAGTAGTTGCAGGAGCATTAAAACTACCAAACACCCGCACCTGGTATATTTTTGAAGGCTATGTTGCCGACTTCCCATTTGATTTTGCAATTAATGCTGTAGTTCAAACAGCTTTATCTATCCAGCGCTCAGGTAAAGGCAAATGGCTGAAAAAAGGACGTGCAGTAGATGCATACACCCCAGCCGCTTAATAAGGTGATCAGTGTATGTCTCTTTTAACTAAAGATTTGCTGGCCAGCAGCCGCAGTTTTACTGCAGCTGCGCCTGTACAGCGTGAAATTAAATGGTATGTGGTAGACGACGAAGGTAATGAAACAGAGCTTTCAGCCACCGTTTATGTGCGTAAAAAATCATTTGCCACTGTGAACACAGAAGCAAGGTTTCAGGCCAATGACGGTGTGATGGTGGCTCGTATTTGTGCCTGCATCGTAAACGAGCAAAGCCAACCACTATTCACACCAGAAGACCTGATGGGAAACTCTGGCCGCGAACTGGCAGAAGACGAAGAAGAGCACGGCCCAATCTGCGAAAGCCTGGGCATGGCATTGCTGGCTGCAATTTGGGAGGTAAATGGCCTATCTAAAAAGCCTGACCCAAAGCGCTCACGGAAGAGGATGAATTCTGGTGCGAAATCGTCCTCGCCGGAGTTGGCGGAAAAACAATAGAAGAAGCTCAGAACAACCTGAGTTATGAAGAAACTATCATCTGGGCATCGTACAAGGAAAAGTACGGCCGCTTAGCTATGCAACACCGCATGGAGCTGATCGCCGCGCACCAAATGGCACTAACGCACCACAGTGCTGGCGGCAGTGAAAAGCCGCTCGATCACTTTATGGTAGCAACACCTAAATTTGAAGAAGAACTGACACTCGAAGAAGCGATGACTTCTTGGGATTAATTGTAAAAATCGCAAAGCTGTGCATCTCAAAAAAAGCGAGTTATATTCAATACGGTTTTTCTAAAACAAGGAAATATTGATGAAACGTTTAGGGTTGATCTCGCTGATATTATTGCTGACAGGGTGCGCCACATCTACCTATAAGACTGGTAATGAATTCGCCTCTGAAAATGTGGCTAAAATAGAGAAAGGTGTAACCACTGATAGCCAACTGGTTTTACTGATCGGTCAGCCGTTTATGAAAACGGTTATTTCAGAAACAGAGCAGAAGTGGATATACAGCCATACAGTAGCAAACGCAAAAGCAACTAACTATGTGTTCAGTATGCAGGTTGAGAGCACTGGCATCACAAAAATGCTTGATGTCTTATTGAAAGATGGCGTTGTAGTAAATTACGCATACACAGAAAGTGCTCTGCCGGGATCTGTAAAAGTTAATTAGTTTTAGGTTAAACAAACCAACCCGCTTCGGCGGGTTTTTTTATGGGGTAAATATGTCGACACGCAGCATGGGTAGTCTGACGTTAAACGTCATTGCCAATACCGGCAGTTTTGAAGAAGGAGCCAACAGAACTGAGCGCGCGTTAGACAAAATGAATAAAGCTGTGCAGCGGCAGAAGAATGAACTTGAAAGCCTTATTGATAAAATAGATCCAGTAGTCGCAGAGCTAAACAAGCTCGATAAAATGCAAACTCAACTGGAAAAAAACCGTACAAACGGGTTAATTGATGAAAATGCATACACCAATTACACCGAACAGCTTAAGGCTATGCAGCGCGAGGTTATAGAGACAAATTCTGCATTTGCTGTACAGCAACGCGAGTTTTCCAACCTGATCAATAAAATTGACCCAGCTATTAGCAAGTTGGCCGAACTAGACAGGATGCAGGATCAGTTGCAGCAAGGCTTCAAGTCTGGACTTATTGATGAAGCCGAGTTCAATAGATTGAATAGTGTCCTGGGGAAATCCAGAGAAGCGATAGACGGCACTGCAAACGCTCAAAACAAAGCAAATGCTGAATTAAAGCAACAGCAAACTGAGCTCTATACTATTTTAAGGCAGCTCGATCCAGTGACTGCGAAACTCGCTGATCTGGATGCACAAAATCGTAAATTAGCAGACGGCCTAAAATTAGGATTAATAGATCAGTCTCAATATGATCAGTCTGTACAAAAAATAAGCCAGATGCGCGAGGCTGTAGACGGTACTACTGATGCTCAAAACAAATCCACTGCAGCTATAAAATCTCAAGAGGCTGAGCTGCAACGAATAGCCAGAATATTTGACCCTATAACTCATGAAATAAAAGAACTCGATAGAGCACAAGATCAGCTAAAGGCAGGCTTATCTGCAGGTCTAATTGACCAGGCCGAATATGATAAATTGTCTGCACAAGTTACAAAATCAAGAAATGCCCTCGGATCTCTCAATGAGACAGCTAAAGCTACAGAGCTAAGTCAAAAGCAGCTAAATTTTGCACTAAGAGGCGTCCCCGCTCAGTTTACTGACATTTTTGTATCTTTGGCTGCTGGCCAAAATCCAATGTTAGTATTCTTGCAGCAGGGCGGGCAACTAAAAGATATGTTTGGCGGTGTAGGTCCTGCAGCACGCGCTTTAACCGGCTACATAGTAGGCCTTATAAATCCTCTGGCAGTTGCAGCTGCAGGCGCAGGTGTTTTAGCCCTAGCGTACTACCAAGGCAGCATCGAGGCTGACAAATTCCGTCAGGCCATCGTATTCACAGGCAATGTGGCTGGTGTAACTACCGACGAACTTGCCGAAATGGCAAAGCGTATTGATGATGTGTCCGGTACGCAGCGGCAGGCATCAAAAGCCATTGCAGAAGCGGCAACCACAGGCAAATTCACCTCTGAACAACTTGAAATGGTCAGCCGCTCAGCGGTTCTGATGGAAAACACGGTTGGTAAAGCTATTTCCGACACAATAAAAGAATTTGAATCGCTGGCTAAGGATCCAGCTAAGTCTGTTGCTGAACTCAATGAAAAATACAACTTCCTTACTGCCGATATCTACAAGCAAATAGCCGCACTGCAAGAGCAGGGTAAAACCCAAGACGCTGCCACTTTGGCAATGAATGCTTATGCGGATGCGACCGAGCAGCGCACACAAGAGATCGTGAATAACCTGGGCATCATTGAGCGGGCGTGGAAATCGATTAAGGAAAGCAGTACAGAGGCGTGGGATGCTGTGCTGGACGTTGGCAGGAAAGACACTCTCTATGAACGTCTGCAAGAAATGGATGCTCAGATAGAGAAGGCAAGGCAGCAGGGCCCCAGAACTTTGCGCGGAAAGCCGTTAGCAGGTGCTGATATCTCCTCGTTAGAGGCAGGGCGCCGCTTATTGCTTGAGCAAATTGTTCTAGAGGAACTTGGTGCAGAAGAACAGCAGAGAAAGGCAGTACTAAACAAAGAATCGATAGCTTCACAGCAAAAAATAAACAAGCTGTTGGATGAAGGCGCTACCAAAGAACAGAAGAAAGCCGCAGAAATCAAAGCCTATTATGCCGATTTGGATAATATTCGTAAGAGCGATCCGAACGATTCTCTTTTATCACCAGAATCTGTTGCTAAAGGCTTAGCGGTTATAGAAGAAAAGTTTAAAGAAACTACGAAAAAGGTCACTGACGACTCAGCCAAAGTTTACATGATGCAGCTAGCTCAACAGGAAGCAACGCTTCGTGAGCAGTTGGGTACCAACCAAAAGTTGGGCGAAGCACAAAAGCAGTTGATCAAGTTCGAGCAGCAACTATCCGACATCAAAGAAAAGAAAATCCTTACTGCACAGCAAAAAAGCTTGTTAGCCGAAGAAAGCGCTATTCGCACTCAGTTGCAACGCAACGTAGAGTTGGAACGCGAAATAAAAAGCCGCGAACAGATCAACCGCTTAACTGCCTATCAGCAAAACCTGCAGAGTGAAATCCAAGCCCAGCAAGAGCAATACGGCGATGCATTGGCCAACTTTGGCATGGGTGACCGTGCGCGTGAAAGGCAGGGCGAACGCAACAGTATTGAACGTGATGTTCAGCGTGGCCGCGACCGCTCAACATCCGATTTTACCAGTGGTTCTATCTCTCAGGAAGAATACGACAGCCAAATCGAAATGCTGGACGAGCAGCTAAGTGCTCGCCTGCAAATGATGGAAGACTACTACGCCCGCGAAGACGAAATGCGCGGCGATTGGACCAAAGGCTGGGATGAAGCCTGGGCAAACTGGAGTGATCAGGTCAGCAACATAGCAGGCCAAATGGAAGACATTTTTACATCTGCATTTGGTGGCCTTGAAGATGCGCTGTACGACTTCGTTACTACTGGCAACTTTAGCCTTTCTGACATGCTCAGGAACATGGCAGAAGAAACCATCCGGATGTTGATCAGGGTTGGCGCTCAGAAAATGGTGAATTGGGTCTTGGAAAAGACTATGGGAGCTTCAGCTGCTGCTGGATATATTGCTCAGGTATCAGGTCAATCAATAGCTGGTGTGAATTTAGCTGCGATAAATGCTTTTGCATCAACAGCAGCAATACCTGTGGTCGGCCCCGGCCTCGCACCAGGTGCAATGTCAGCAGCAATAGCAGCAACAAGCCCGCTAGCAATGAATGCAATTAGCGCCGCAGGCTCCACTCTGGCAGGTATGGCTCACAGCGGCCTTGATTACATTCCAAAAGAAGGCACATGGTTGCTTGATAAAGGGGAGCGGGTTCTAAGCCCACGCCAAAACCAAGATTTAACCAATTTCTTGCGTGGCACTCCACAAACCAGCAGCCGTTCTTCGGCTGAGCCGGGTGTAAAAAAATTGGATGTGCATTTCAACATGTCTGCTTTAAACAATGAAGGCCTGATTGAAATGCTTTTGAGCAACCGAGGCGCGATATCTGGGATGCTAGTTCAATCACTGGAAGAGCAGGGAGTGAAACTTTACTGATGGCTAATGTACCTGCATTCCTACGATTCAATAAGTCAACGCTCGTATCAAACAGCCCAACCACTGCCACTGAAAGCAAAGCTTTGATCCAGCATGTTCGTAAAATTCCAGCTCAGCGCTGGGAGTTTACTTTGACTACTGTGCCACTTAATAAAACTGAGATACGGAAGTTAATGGCGTGGGTGTTCAGTCAAAACGGCCGTTATAGTGTGTTCGATACAACGTTGCCCGTTTATAGCAAACCGCGTGGAGTTGCCAGCGGCAGTCCTACGGTAAGGACTGCAGCAACGGCCGGCGCAACACAGGTCCAAATGCAGGGTTTTTCAGGCCCTGTGAATGGACAACTGCTGGCGGGGGATTTTATTCGTTTCGCTAATCACAGTAAGGTGTATCAACTAATGGGAGATGTAAACAGCAATGTTTCTGGCCAGTTAACTCTGTCTATTTTCCCGCAGTTGCGCGCTGATATTCCGCTCGGGACTGCAGCTATTGTGAAGGATGTTCCATTCACTGTTCGCCTTGTTCGTGACGCCCAAGAATTCGACTCCGCAGTATCCGGATCTGGTTTTTCCTCCTTCGAATTAGATGTAATCGAGGTTCTATAACCCCATGCTTCAAGTAACGCCACAGGTCGCTGCAGCAATTGCCGGCGAGCATAGCTATTGCCATTTAATAAGGTTGGAACTGGCCAATAACGTCACTTTGCGCATGACGGATTGCGGTTATCCGGTTGACTGGCAGGGGGAGATCTTTGAAGCCAATGGTTTGCTACTCGGTATGGATGCACCAACTTTTAATGCTGAGCTGCGCATAGGCGAAATAGGCCTGGCATTCACAGCTGCTGATCAAAGCATGGTCGCCCTTATGTTGGGTGTGAACCAAATCAACCGTTACGCCTACATTTTCCGCGCTTACCTGACAGACGAAGGCCAGGTCATACCTAATCCAATTTTACTCCATACATGGCTTCTCAATGCTCCAGACGTTTCTGACTCAAAAGGTGAATCACAAATAACCACGCCATTGACCAGTGAATGGGCTGACTTTGAAGCGCCACGTGGCCGGCGTTCTACTGACTCCAGCCAGCGCAGATTTTACCCAAACGATAAAGGACTTGAGTTCGCAGCTCAGGTTAAGAAAGACTTGAAATGGGGCGGTGAATAATGGGTTTATTTAGTGGCATTTGGAAAGCTGTCACCAAACCATTTAAAAAAATACTCAGTTGGCTGGTGCCTACTCCAGATACTCCAGGTGCGCAAGCTGTAACAGTAGAAAAGCAGGGTAGTGATCATGCGATACCTATTGTTTACGGTACGCGGAGGATAGGTGGCATTAAGGTGCATAAGTACGTCACTGATGCTGATGGCGGCGCTAAGAATGAGTTCTTACACCTGATCATTGTGTTCTGCGAAGGGCCTATTGAGGCAATTTCTGAGTTGTTTTTTGATGGCGTATCCGAAGTTGATCCGCGCTGGAATAAAGATGGTGGTGGTAAGTGGTTTACTGTACAGCGCTGCAACGGTACCGATGAACAGGCAGCATTAAGCACTGGTATACCGAACTGGACAGCTGCACACCGGTTGCAGGGCCTCGCCTATATCCACTTGCGCCTGCAGATGGACGAAAGTCAGAGCGTTTGGCGCGGTGAGCCTGAGGTCACTGCACGGATAGCCGGTCGCAAAATTTACGACCCACGTAACGGCCAGACCTCTTACAGTGAAAACCTGCCTTTGCATTTGCTGGATTATCTGACAAACACCAGGTACGGCAAAGGATTAAGCCTAAGTCGGCTGATGCAACAATCGTTTATTGAATCCGCGCACTGGGCCGACGAACAAATCATCAGTGACGTAACAATTAATGGTGAAACTTCATCTGTTACCCATGCGCGGATCAGTGGCAATCATGTGATAGACACTGGTAAGTCAGTTTTTAGCAATGTGAAGCAAATGCTGGCTGGTATGCGCGGCATGATGCCGATCGGTAGTGGCCAGTTGCGGCTGGTGTGCGAAAAAGAAGGCGATCCGGTTTTTTTCTTCGGCCACAACAAAAGCGAAAGACAAAACTACGCCCTCATTACATCCCCGGTGAAGAGTAAAGCCGGCCGTAAAAACGATCGTTACAACCGCGTTATTATCCGATTTCCTAACAAGCTGACCAACTATGAACGTGATGAAGTTCATTTTCCAGATGCTAACGATCCTTTATTTGTAGAATGGCTGGCCGAAGATAACGGCGTACTGTTAGAACAACCCTTTGAATTCGACACCATTACCAACAAAGCTGAAGCCTATCAAATGGCAGAGATTGTGGCGAAGCGAAGCCGCAACCGAATGGATTGTAGCTTTACAGCCTCACCTCCAGCCATCGTTGTAGAGCCAGGCGATATTGTTGGCATTAGTGACGACACTCGGGGCTGGGATGAAAAGCCATTCAGAGTAGAGCAGTGCAAGCTTCGTGAAGATGGTGACGTTGACTTTGAATTTGTTGAGCACCAGAACGCTATTTATCCATGGTCCGGCGTGGCCTACTCCGATCGCGTGGGCGGCACTAACCTTGGTGACCCCACTAACATTCCGGCACCTACTGGGCTTTCTATCGTTCAGGATCCAACCTTTGCCACGGGCGGTAGGTTAACCTGGTCAGCTGAAAATAACGCTTTTATCCGCCGTTACCGGGTTCAAATAGTCGCTGGTGAAACCGAAGTATTTAATTCTGAGGTTCAAAGCCGTTCAATCGATTTACCATTGCTGGCGCCGAATGACTATGTGATCAGAATTTATGCAGTCAGCTCTTTAGGCACGTTTTCCCCAGCAGCTGTATTGGCTTTCAGTGTCGTGCAACCTGTTGTACCAACCAGCCTGGTTATTAACCCTGGCAATTTTCAGTTAGAGGTGCTTCCGCAACTTGCTGGGATAGGCCTTGGTACCGAGTTTGAGTTTGCACTAAATACAACTGACGATGTAAAAGCCCGCGGCATCAGCATGATAATCGCAGGGCTAAATTCAGATACTGAATATACGGTTTTTGCCCGTACTGTGAATGCCCTTGGTGTATCAGGCTGGATCAGTGGCACAGCAACAACACTGAAAGATCCGACAGTGATCATGGACCTGATACGTCCGGAAATTGAAAGCATTTTTCAGCCCGTAGCTGAAGACCTGCAGGAGCAAATAGACGAGGTGATTGAAACCGTTGGTCAGCAAACCAACGATTTAGCCTTGCGTATTAAGCAAGAGCAAATTAGCCGGCAGAACACCGACAAACAGTTATTCGATACAGCAGCTGCAGCAGTAAGACTGCGCATGCGATTAAGTGCTGATTTAGGGGATTTAACCAGCGCTGTTTTTGAAGTCGACCCAGCGACAGGGCAAATCCGTAACCGGGCTTTTGCCTACACTGACAACACTTTTACGCAGGCCAGTTTACTGATCGATGGGGTAAATGCCCGGGTTGATGTTGCTACGCAGCGCTTAACCGTATCAGAAGACCGGATCACAAATGCAGAAAGCCAAATAACTCTGCAGGCTGGTCAAATTGAACTACGTGCTACTTATACAGACGTTACTGAACAAATCGCAGGCGCGCTCGAGGCCATCCAGCCAGCCTATAGCTTTGGCTTCTTTGACAGCGCCGAAGGTTGGGCTGCTGTAACAGGCACTTTAACGCCTGGCATGAGCCAGATCAGTTTAACGTTAGGTGATATTCGAAATTCATCACTGAATTACAGTGCTGACGATAATCCAATAGTGACTATCAGCATTGAGCGCACAGCGGGTACTGGCTGGCAAGGTGATCTTGAGTTTGTGATCGACGGCGTTACGCGCTTATTTGCGGGCGTAATTGAGCCTGTTGAAATTGGATCTGTAGTAAGAACGCTAAATCTATCTGCAAACGAACTATTTACCGGCACAGTAACTTCAGTACGCCTGCTGCTCGGAGACACTACAGCGGATACGTTTGTTATCCGGGCTATAACTCTAGGCAAACCGACTGCAGCATTATTGCAGCTTGAAGGTTTATCAGCTCAGGTTGTAGATGTTGGCATTCAGATCAACGCCATAGAGGCCAGTCTAACAAACTACGTAACAACGGCATATTTTAACGATAAGACACTGACACAAACTGACGTACAAACCACGATCAGCGGCTGGGATAGCACATACAGTGTGTTGGCAAGGCTGAATGCGTTTGACGAAAATGGCACCCTGACCAAAGCAAATACTGCAGCACAATGGGTGTCTGCGGCTGATGCAAACATTACCTCTGCGGTAACCAGCTTCGTTGCTAATGGTGGCTTAGATGATGCTATCGATGGCCAGGTAGATGGCCGATTTAATGCCGTGCAAGAAAGTATTGATGCGGTGTTAGGTCAATCCCGCGAACAGTTATTGAGCATCAGTCGGTTAAGGTTGGAAGGTGGAGATTTAGCGCGGTTACAATTTTTTGCCGAGTACGAACTCTATAAATTACGTAACAATCTGTTGGAAGATGGCAGCAACATAGCATTAGCCGACAGAACTATACAGGCATTAGCAACCGACCAAAGCGCTCTTGCTCAAGAAATACTAAATTTGCAGGCAAGCTCTGGCACTCAGTTCGGCCAAATAAATGCCCAGCTGACACAAACAAACTTGGCTATCAGCAACGAAACCTCGGCCAGAACCTCAGCAATTACCAACTTACAAACTAACGTCAATGGACAGTTTAACGCGCAAAGCTTATTGATCCAGCAAGCGCAGAGTGACGCAGATGGAGCTGCCGAAGCTTTGGCCGGCATACGAACGGCGGTTACTGGTACTGATAACCAGGCACAAACAGAACTGATCTTGCAATCTACAGTAAATAAAGCTGGTCAAGCGTTTGCACGTGCGTTTCTAGGTACAACAACTACAAATAACGCTGGCGCTAAAAAAATCACCGGTATTGTGATTGATGGAGAATTTTTTGCCCTTGAGTTAAGCGGCGATAGACTTATCCTGACAAATACCGAAGGCGTGAAAAAGCTGTACTGGGATAACACCGAAAACACGTGGGTTTTCGCAGGTAAAATGGTGTTGAATGACAATACGGTCATTAACTCTGAGGAGGATATCCGAGCAAGGGACGGAGAGCAGGGACCTCCCGGCCCTCAGGGCGTGCCAGGTCAGGTGCTTTACACGTGGATTAAATATGCAGATTCAGCGGTTGGAGCTGGTTTAAGTGACAACCCGACAGGGAAAACCTATGTCGGGTTTGCATATAACAAAGCCACGCCGACAGAATCAAACAATGCGGGTGATTACACCTGGTCACTGATCCAGGGGCCTCAGGGTAATCAAGGTGTTGTTGGGCCGCCTGGAGCTGATGGGCAGCCAACGTACACTTGGATCAAGTATTCAGACGCTTCAGACGGCACAGGGCTGTACGATACACCGACAGCATCAACTCAATACATCGGTATTGCGGCGAACAAGTCAGTTCAGGCCGAGTCGAATGTAAAAACTGACTATGTCTGGTCGAAGTTCAAGGGCGATCAGGGGGTTCCAGGCACTAATGGCACCAATGGCACCAATGGATCAAACGGTGCAGGTTTTTACACATTAACATTGCGTGAAGGGGTGTTTCCAAGTAACGCCAACGCCTCCGCTGACTTCTTAAATTACATCGGCCGCAATCCAGTTAATCAAGACCATCTGGTTTACCGTAACTCGGCGGGTACAGTATCCAGTGCCAAAATGTATTCTGGTGGGTCTTGGGTTGCGCCAACTCTGCTCATAAACGGCAGTTTGATAGCGACGGGGTCAATAGCTGGTGACAAGATTTTAGCTGGCACAGAAATATCCGGCCCAATCGTCACGGGGGGGCTACTAAGGACAGCTGCAAGCGGGATGCGCGTTGAAACGACAAATGATGGTGATTATTTAATATGGGCTGGTGACGGCGTTAAAAATGATGCCAATGGAATTTATTGGATTAAAAAGAATGGAACCGGCTTTATCAAAAGTCAGTTTTTTCAAGGTCAAATCGTTGAAAGTAAAATGGGTTCAGGGTCCAGCACAACGGGTGCAACTCTAACTTTAACAGCATCAAACCACAACTCATCTGGATTCGCCGTCGAGGTCGCGGCAACTGGCTATGTATCTGCATTTGCAGCAGGCAACCAAACATCAAAAAGTTTTACTGTCCGTGTCGTAATTAAGCGAAACGGTTTGCAAATTGGCGTGTTTGATACTCGCCTTTCCGGTACATATGAAGCTCTGGAAGCTGAAACGTACTGGTCTGGCAATGTGGGCGGCACGGTAATCGATACGGCCTCTACGTCTGGACTACGAAACTATACAGCAGAAATATCAATGGTAGGCACCGCCAGTCCATTCACACTGATCGCGCGGTCAGGAACTATTAAAACCTTCGAAAACAAACTCGCAAGCTGAGGAAAATCTTATGACATGGTGGAAAGCATCCAGCGTAACTGTTACCGCTGGACAGTCGACTGTTACTGTAAATACAGGTGACGATGTAGGCATGATCAAAGGGGCGGAAGGCCTGGTGATTGGAAACCAGCCTCCTGTGGAGGTGAAGCGTAGCTACCTAAATGCTTCAGTAAAAATGCTGGAACTCATTTCTCCGTGGCCATACGCGACTCAATCCGGGCAACCGGCGGTAGCTTTTCCAACAGATGGCGATTTGGCTGCTGCAACTGCTGTGCTAAAAGCATTGATAGATAACTTTTATAAAGCTTCAACAGTACAGGCCCAAGCTGGTACTGATGATAACGGTTTTATGACATCTCTGAAAACAAAGCAGGCGATTGATATCAATGCTGTGTCAGCTGCTACAGCGAATACGATACCTAAACGCACAGCAACTGGCAGTCTAAAAACAGCTACCCCAGCAGCTGACGATGAGGCAACCCCTCGTATCTACGTGTTAGATGCTGAGCGCCGAGCTGTTGAACGCGCATCAGGTGGTCGCCAAACCGTTATTTACGACAACAGCGGCAATGCTTCAGTGATGTATGTCTTGCCCGTGTTTCGTTATGAGGAGTTGGGTTTAACCGCAAGCATGGGCACAGGTATAGCAAGTGCGTTTGATGTTGGTACTGGCAGCCACAAACCGGAAGTGTTCATTGGTGCATACCATGCAAGCCTGGTGAGTGGCAAAGCGTGCTCAGTACCATTTGCTGATGCTGCTGCCTCTATCAACTTCGACAACGCAAAAACGGCTTGTACATCAAAAGGCACTGGATGGCACTTGATGACAATGCACGAGTGGGCCGCTATAGCGCTGTGGTGTGAGGCTAATGGTTTTGTGCCTCGCGGAAATACCAACTATGGCAGAGCACATGACCGGGTGGTTGAATACGGCCGCCGTCAGGATGGCGGCTTACCAGGTGATGCGACTGGTACTGCACGGATCCGAGCTGGTTCTGGTCCTGCCACATGGCGACACGATGGCACATTAGCTGGCATATCTGATCTGGTTGGTAACGTTTGGGAGTGGCAAGACGGACTTTCACTGGTCGATGGCCGGATTAAGGCTTCAACATTTAACACCCAGGCAGAGGCGAGTTGGGCACTTCAAGCTGCCTACCTGAACGCCGTTGCCGGTGTTACGTTGAGTGACGCTTTAACCACCACAGCATCGACAAATACACCGTGGGCCACCATGCCAAAATCAGGCGGCTATGTGACGAATCAGCTGCTGAAACGGCTCTTAGTAGAGCCAGCTGGCAGCGCGCTGACTGGCCGTATTTACCAGCAGAATTCAGGAGAGCGGTTGCCATGCCGCGGCGGGCGTTGGATTGACGGATCGGATGCTGGTCTCGGGTCATTGAGATTAAATTTTACCCGTGCAGATACTGGGACATTGATTGGTTTCAGAGCGGCTTTCGTGGGTTGATTTTTATTTTATGTGAGGTATTAACATATGTACACTTATTTGGTAGGCGGCAACATTCATTCAAATTGCACTACTGACTACATGGTAGCACTAGGTTTAAGTCCGGAAAATATAGAGGCCATTTTGCGGCAGCGGGATTTTGACTATTGCGCCGCCAAAGAATCTGTAAAAAATGAATGCACAAAGCGCATAGAGTCAAAATGGAATGCTGTAGGTCAACTGAATGCAGCTCTCGGCATCTATGGTCAGTCCGAGAAAACGAATTGTGTTCAATGGGTATCTGACCATATAGATGCATGCAACGCATTATTGTCACGTGGAGATCTGTTAGATATTAACTTCAGATCCAATGACTATTGGCCAATTAACAATTAACAATTAACAATTTAAGTATCCGTGGATTTTATTTTGAAGGAGAAATTGCTTAAGAGACCAACTGGTATTATACAGTTTAAAACTATGACAAATAGCGAATAAATATCAGGAAAGGAACTGAGAAATATAAATCCAGACGCAGAAAATATTAGTAAATTTATCCATATAACCAAGAATATAGATAGTCTGGATATGGAGTGATTTGCGAACTTCAATAAATTTGAGTTAGGCCAGGGAGATATAGAGGATGGTTTATCAATATCAGGAAATATTTTACCGGCCTCAAGGGTTCTTTCATAGCTGCAAAGGAGTTGTGCATGCCTTCTAACTGCCATAAGACATAAGTGAAGCAAAATGTTAACGATAAAAGTTAAGGCGCCTACTATATAAAACTGATAATCTTTTTCGTGAGAGAAAAGTAAAAAATAGAAGGCTGACAATGTTGCAATCTCAATCACAACAACATGTTGATGTATTGACCAAATTGCATTCATCTGATTGATCCACGCAGGCATTAGAAGCTGTTCGATGTGTTGTTTTCTTTGAGAATCAGCTACGTCTTTATTAGTCAT